CATCATATATGGCTTCTAATGCAGATATAACATGTACAGATATATTAGCTGGAACTGGAGTTCCTGATTATTTTACCGCACATGCAATATCACATACAACGACATGTGATTTAGAGATGTTTGTAGTAACTAAATAAAATGAAGCTTAAGGTTTTAAGATTTAGCAGTCAAAAGGACAGTAGTTCTGGGTTACTCTTTCAAGAAGATGAAAGGGGGTTGCATTTTTTATGCTACACTCTGGAGGATGAAAGGAGGGATGTAAAGGTTTATGGGGAAACGAGAGTGCCTGCTGGAACTTATAATTTATCTCTTAGAGATGAAGGGGGAATGACCAAAAGATATGCTAAAAAATATGGGGATATGCACGAGGGGATGCTTTGTGTTCACAACGCACCTAACTGGAAGCTGGTAACACCAACAGTATCTTTCCAGTATATACTCATACATACAGGCAATACAGATGACCATAGTGCAGGATGTCTGCTTTTGGGCGATAGTCAACAGAATAATGTGACAACTAAGAACGGATATATAGGCAGCTCAACAACTGCTTATAAAAGAGTATATCCTATTATAGTTAATGCTATGCTAATTGATGGCGAGGCTACTATAGAGTATATAGATTTGGATTAACAAAGGAAGTATAAATTATTAACTAAATTAAATTTAAAAAATGGAAAAAGTATTTAACATGGTAACAGGATTTGTAACTAAAATGACAAGTTTATTTTTAACAATGTTGTCTTTTGGTGTAATGGGCGAAATTTTATTTGGAGGCCCTGTAATGGGGATGTCGGTAATTGGAAACGTAATGGATGTAATTAGCGTATTAGGGAATAATGGTGTTGTTGGGTTGATTGCCGTTGTTGTATTGTATCAACTTTTAGATACAAAATGTTGTAGTAAAGAGTAATAAAAAATAAGATTATATAACCCACTGAAGAGTGGGTTGTATAAATCTTTTAATAATAATGATATGACACTTGAGATAGGGAAAGGGACAAAGATTAAGCTAACTATTGAATCTATGATAAGCATAGGCACTATGATTGTGGTATTATCAACAATGTGGTTTACATTAAAGGCAGATATTGCTGAGGCAAAGGTATTGCCAAAACCAGACATAACAAGAATAGAGTTTGACATGAAAGATGAGCTAATCCGCCAAACTATTATGACAACACAAGATGATGTAAAGGAAATCAAAGAGGGTATGAAGCTGATTAAAGCGAAACTTTATGAATAAAATTAGTGACATCTGGAAGATTTTTATATCTTACATGTTAGTAATAATTTTAGTTTTATTCTGTGGTGGGGCTTTTGGTCAGTCTACTAAGTTTTGTAGTCAAGAAATTTGTGTTGTAGAGTTTAATGCTGGATGGAATAAGGCTAATGGAGTTAAGTGGCTGGATGATTTAGAGAACTGTGGGGTAACAAGAATACTTATAACTAACGCAAATATGTTAGCGGATGTCAAGAAGAGGTATAATATAACCAATGTGCCTACAATAATCATTTTTAATGGCAAGGAAATTGAGAGATTTCAAGCCTGTCTACAGTTTAAGCTGGCGGTTAGGAAAAAGGATGTACAACGAATAATTAATAATGCACTTTAATATATAAAAAATTATGGGAGTAAACATACTAAGTCAAATATTTTCTGCTGGAGCTACAGAGCTTGTTAAGGGTGTTGGGGATATTGTAGATAATATACATACATCTGGAGAAGAGAAGCTTGATGCTGAACAAAAGATTAAAGAGCTAATCTCTAATTATGAGGTTGATATGGAGAAAGAAATCTCATCAAGATGGGCTTCAGACATGAAGTCAGACTCTTGGCTGAGTAAAAATGTAAGACCACTAACCCTTATGTTCTTGGTTGTTTCAACTGTTTTAATGGTTTTTATTGATGCAGGAGCTATATCATTTGTGGTTGATGAGGACTGGAAAGACCTTTTAAAAATGGTGCTAATTACCTGTATTGGGGCATACTTTGGAGGGCGTTCTTATGAAAAAATAAAGCGTTAGTTGCCAATTTCAAATAAATTGTGTACTTTTACATAAACACAATTCTAATATGAAATCAAAACAATTTAGGCCTCGCCTAACTAAAAGCGAGAATGAAATGCTGCAGGCACATAGAAGCGGTAGTAATGTAGGAATAATAGGTGATACTCATGAGCCGTTCTGTCATCCTGGATATAGAGACTTCTGTTATGAAGTCTTTTCTCGTTTTGGGGTATCAGAGATAGTTCATATTGGAGATGAGGTGGATAACGCAGCCCTATCATACCATGAGTCAATGGTGGAGATGCCTAATGCAGAAAATGAATCAGAGCAGGCCCAGAAAGCTATGGAGAAATGGTACGAAACCTTCCCAGACGTTAAGGTTTGTGTGGGTAATCATTCAGCCTTACCTTTTAGAAAAGCTACAACAGCAGGAATACCAAGTAAATTTTTAAAAACTTACGAAGAAATATGGAAAGCTCCTCCAGGATGGAAGTGGGATTTAGCCTGGGAGATAGATGGAGTTTTATATGAGCATGGTACAGGTAGTAGTGGTATTTCAGGAGCAAGAAACAGGGCTGTAGCAAACAGACAATCAACAGTTGTAGGTCACTCTCATTCTTTTGCAGGAGTGTCTTATATGGCGAGCCGAAACGATATTATATTCGGCCTAAATGTTGGATGCGGAATAGATGTTGACCACATGGCATTTAGTTATGGTAAAAACTTCCCCAAGAAACCCACTTTAGGATGTGGGGTAGTCATTGATGGAGGCCGCACAGGAATTTTCGTCCCTATGGACTTGGGAAGAAGAAACCTTTATAAGTTCTAAGGCAAAAAGTCTTGGAGAAAACGCTTTAAGGCAAAAAGTCTTGGAGAAATCCTTTTATGTGTATATGTATGTGTGTTCGTATATACAGCCCAAAAATTCCCCTTATTTAGAATGGTTATAAATTAACTATTATCTAAAGATAACTACTAATAAATTTGGTAGTTATTTTTTTTTATTATATAATTGTACTATTACTAATCAAAAACAAAACAATATGAAAGAGTTAATAACAATTATAGGAGAGTTATCTAATAGAGATTTAGCTCATTTTTTATCTAACTATGATGTAATAGATATAGAAACTATGATAGACTTCTTATATAATCTAAGTGATGATGATGTAGAAGAGGTTATGAGTGAAATAGGATTTAATAGAATAGATAATAACTAAAACAATAATAAAATGAAAGTAAAAATTATGCAAAGAAGTGTATACCATAAATACGCTGAGATAGAAGTAGAAGTGCCTAAAGATGTTGATGTACAAGAATGGCTTATGGATAATGAGGTAAACTGGGATGATATTATGGATAATGCTTTTTCTAAGGCAAAATATGAGTTTGGGAATGGGATGGACACTTATGACTGGTCAGATAGGGATGAGGAAAGTGAATGGATGTATATGTGTGATGATGGGTTTGGTGGGCATTTATAATAACTAAAAAAAATAGATATGAAAGGACAAAAGATTGAAAGAGTAGATAATGCTACTGATGAAATAATAGATAAGATTGGGGATTATTTTTGGAAAGAACACGATATAGATATTTGCGAATACTACCCTAATCATAATAATGATGTAAGTGCAAGTGATAAACTTTACTCAATAATACATAACGAATTAAAAAAAATGATATGAAATTACCGATTAGATTTGACTTAACAAAAAGAGGAAAGATAGTGAAGCCAAAAAGTATAGGAGAAGAGGGATATATAGATAATGTAGAATATACGCTACAATTTAATGTACAAGAAGATGGAGTTTATGTATCTTATTATGGAGATGATGATACTTATTTTGATGAAGATAGAATACAAGAATTAACTAAAAACTAAATAGATATGACAATAGAAGAAAAAGTATTGCAAAATGTATTGGAAGATATGCAAAAAGAAGTTGAGGTATTTAAAAAGGTATATGAAAAAGATGATGACTTTTATAGTGATTACTCTAATGTATCTTATACAATATACTTAAATAGTGTAGCAAGATTGAAAGAAGTATTATTTAGAATGAGTATAAATAACAAAGAAAGTGCCTAAAACATTTGGCAGTCTAAATTATTATGACTTACTTTATAATATACAAAAACTAAAACAAACAAAATGAGAGAAAACGAATTTATAACAAAAGTAGAAAATGTAGATGTAAGCATCTATGGATTTGAGAAGTGGAAAGGCAGAGATGAAAATAACGATATATCGGCAGTTGCAGTTGTTCATTGGGATTTCTATACTGAAATGAGAAGTTGGGGGGTTAAGAATGTAGGTGCTTATGCTACTTATGTACATATTGAATTTGAAGTGAATTGGTGGGGGGAAGAAGATGATGATAATGAAGTAGAAGAATACTCTATTGATAGTGAAGATGGGGGTAGAAAAGATTTAATTAAGTGGGAGATAGAAACTAATACTGATGGCTTAGAGTTTGGGAATAGTATTTGCCCTCAAGATGTAGAGGT